AAGGAACAGACGGCGTAACTGGTTCCCAAGGTTTGCAAGGTTTAACTGGAACTGGCGCTCAAGGAACAAATGGCACACAAGGACTTACTGGACTTCAAGGACTTACTGGTACTGGCACTCAAGGTACTCAGGGCATTCAAGGTGGCGGTGCGACAACTTTTTCAATTCAAGGAATAACAGCGACTTTGCTCTCTGATGAAACCGCATCATCTGTGATTACTACTTCTACTGCTGAGTCTGCCGCATTAAAAACTTACACAATTGGCGCTACTGATGCTGCAAAGTTTACAAACTACAAAATTGAAGCAATTGTTAAATGTAGCGACACGGCTTCTATCAACACCACAACTTTTACTTGGCGATTTAAGGCGGCTGGCACAACTTTAGCCACTTATGCGCCAATAGTTAATACAGGCAGTGGTGGACAGCAGGTTCCAAACTTTACTTTGTCAACTGTCATTGGTTCACAAGCATCTTCTACGGCTTTAACAATTACAGTACAAATGTCAACAAGCAGTGCATCTATTACTTCACAAGTTCTTGCTTGGCGTATTTATGGAATAGTTGACCAAACTTTTGCTGCTGGTGCTCAAGGAACTACTGGAACTCAAGGCACGACTGGAATTCAAGGAACTACGGGAATTCAAGGCACTACTGGTGCTGGAACGCAAGGCACAACAGGTACTCAAGGAAATACTGGGACTCAAGGACTTACTGGAATCCAAGGCACAACTGGTGCTGGAACTCAAGGAACGACTGGAACTCAAGGAACGACTGGCTCTGGAACGCAAGGAACAACTGGTAGTCAAGGAACTCAAGGTGTTCAAGGTACTACTACTGCTTTAGGCACTACAGGGCCAGCAGGTTTAGGAACTACGGCTGCTGGAGTTGCGGTAACCGCTTCAAAAAGCGACCATGTTCATAGTTCTACGGTTCTTGGAGATATGGTTGTTAATGGCTTTACAGTTGGTCTTGGTGCTGGAGCGCAAAGTACAAATATGGCTCTTGGACAAAATGCACTATATTCCAATACAACAGGAACAAATAATGCAGCCATAGGTTATTATGCCTTGAATTCAAACACATCAGGCGGTCAGAATGTTGCTATAGGCTCACAAAGCCAACGATATTCAACAACTGGCGCTAGCAATATAGCACTTGGTAATCAAAGTTTCCTTAACGGTACTGGTTCCTATAATGTGGCAATTGGTGAAGCAACACTAAGTTCTGCAACACAATCAGGTAGCAGTAATATTGCTATTGGCATAAATTCTTTATCTGTTTCAACAACTGGCGCTAACAATGTTGCTGTCGGTAGAGGGGCGTTGCAATACAATACTACTGGTAGCGGCAATATTGGTTTGGGTTACCAAGCGGGTAGAGATAACATCACAGGAAGCAATATTGTTGCTATTGGATATAACTCGCTTTTACTTGCTAGTGGAAGTGATAATACAACCGCTGGTTATACGGCTGGATTTGCTGTAACATCAGGCGCTCAAAATACACTTATTGGAAGTTTGGCTGCTTATACTGGCACAAACAACCTTACATCAGGTAGCAATAATACAGTTATTGGATACAACGCAGCAACATCATCTGCAACTGCGTCTAATGAGATAACATTAGGCAATTCAAGTGTTACACTATTTAGAATTCCGGGAATTGGTTTTGAAATAAACAAAAATATAGAAATCATGAATATAATGGGAGCATACTAATATGAAAGGTTGTAACTAATGGCAACTACTTCAAAAACTTTATTCCGAGGAGCAGCAGCAACAACAAGCACACTTCTATACACGGTCCCTACATCAACTACAACAGTAGTAACTAACATTGTTGTAACCAATACAACGGGCACAGCAGGAACATTTAGTTTACTTTTTGACGATGTATCTACTGCTACTACTGTTACTGTTGGCGCTTATGACTCAACTATTATTGACTTAAAACAAGTGCTTGCAACTACAAAAACTATTAAAGGTTTAGCATCTGCCATAACGATTAACTTTCACATCGCAGGAGTGGAGATAGCATAATGGCTCCAGTACGCAGTCTTAAAACAGGTTTAATTACTGGTTCGTTGCTTGCTGGTAATGCTGTCTATAATCCACCTATTTATGTTGACTACCTTGTAGTTGCAGGAGGTGGCGGTGGTGGTGCATCTAACGGCGGTGGTGGTGGTGCAGGTGGATTCAAAACTGCTACTTCTTTTCTTACAAGCGGCGCAATGACTGTAACCGTTGGCGCAGGTGGTACAGGCGGTGGTGCAGGAAGTAACTCTAACGGCGATAATAGCGTTTTCAGTTCGATTACCTGCACAGGTGGTGGACGCGGTGCAAGTGAGGGGGGTTATGTTCCACAGTCAGGCGGCTCAGGCGGTGGTGGTGAATATGAAGTATCAGCCCGAACGGGCGCAAGTGCATCTCCTGCAGGTCAAGGTTACGCAGGCGGTAATGGTACCTCTTCGGGAAATCCGTATCAGGCAGGCGGCGGTGGTGGCGCAGGTGCCGTAGGTGGCAACGCAGTCGGTGGAGATTTAGGTGCGGCAGGCTCGGGCGGCGTAGGATTACAAAGTTCTTATTCAGGCGCTTCAGTTTATTACGGCGGAGGCGGAGGCGGCGGCGCTTATACACAAGGCTCATCACCATATCGCGGCGTAGCGGGTACAGGCGGTAACGGCGGTGGCGGTAACGGTAATACTGGCGCTGCAAGTGGCAATGGTTTTGCAGGTACAACAAACACAGGCGGTGGTGGTGGTGGTGGTGCCAATAGTGGTTTAGGCGGCGCAGGTGGTAGTGGTTTTATTGCTATCCGTATGCTTCTTGCTAATAGTGCTACTTTCTCAGGTGGCGTTACTCAAACTTCAACAACGGATGCAACCTACCGTTATTACAGAATAACAGCGGCAGGCGTATCAGATACTATGACGGTGACATAATGGCACATTACGCATATTTAGATGCAAACAATATAGTTACAATGGTTATTGTTGGAAAAGATGAAACAGAAACCATAAACGGTTTAACACCTGAGCAATACTACGGGGCAGTAAGAACAAGTTACAACGCAGCAACCAATGGATTTCGTAAGAATTATGCAGGTATTGGCTATTCATACGATGAAGGCAGAGATGCTTTTATTGCACCCAAATGCCACAATGAAGCCGTATTAGATGAGGCAACTTGTCATTGGACTTGTTCTAACGCTGAACACGAAGTTAAGATAGAATAACTTAATTCAGGAGGCGTTTAATGAATTTAGTTAAGAAGGCAGTAAAGCACGGCGGTAAATTAGTTCCATTGGTAATTCCTAATGGACTAACTTCTGGTACTGGCTTAATGAACCCATCAGTTTTTATAGATGATGATGGTGACATACTGGTTAATCTTCGTCATGTTAATTACACGCTCTATCACTCAGAAAACAAACAACAATTCCCTAGTCGCTTTGGGCCACTCAGTTATTTACATCCAGAAAAAGACCAAAGATTAGTAACAGAAAACTATTTATGTAGGCTTAATAGTGAATTGGCTATAAGTGAGTTTGCCAAAGTGGAAATGTTAGAACTCCACGAGCCTATCTGGGAGTTTGTAGGTTTGGAAGATGCCAGAATTGCTCAATGGAATGGTGATTACTTTCTTATTGGCGTTCGTAGGGATACAACATCAAACGGTCAAGGTCGCATGGAGTATTCACAAATAGAGATTGATAAGGCAAACTGGGTAGTTAAAGAAGTGCATCGTAAGAGAATTGCAACACCAGCACCAGATGAATCTTATTGTGAAAAAAATTGGTACCCAATTGCAGATAAACCTTACACTTTTGTGAAGTGGTCTATGCCTACAGAAGTTGTTTATTCCGACCCGTTTAATGAAGGCACGGAACAGTTATATGTGCGCCACACAATTGCGCCGCCATCAGACCAAAGAGGCGGAACGCAACTTATATTGATTGGCAATATGTATGTATCTGTAACACATGAAGTTGATTTATTTAAGAATTATCTGGGTCAAAAAGATGCTATTTATCGTCATAGATTGCTTATGTGGGATAAGGAAATGAACTTTGCGGGTATGTCCAAACCGTTTTCATTTCTAGATGCACCTGTTGAATTTTGTGTAGGCGCGGCTTTACTAGGTAATGACTTGTTACTATCGTTTGGTTTTGCCGACAATGCGGCTTTTTTGCTTCGTGTTCCACAAGTGGTATTAAATGACTTGATTGTAGAGGCGCTTGATTATGAATCTGTCTAAGATGGTGGTTGAATTATCTAACGACCCGTTTAACCCCGACTTAAACTTTAAAGTAGCAAAAGAATACTTGTTGCTTAATCAAACGGCTTCTGCGGTGTCATTTTTTCTTAGGTGTGCCGAGTACGGCGGGAAAAGTAATGATTTAGTTTATTCTTCATTGTGCGCTATTGCTCGGTGCTTTAATGACCAAAAAGGCAGAGAATATAGTGTTACTAATTGCCTATTGCAAGCAATTGAATATGATGAATCCCGCCCTGAAGGCTGGTTTTTATTGTCACAATTCCATGAACGCGCAGGTAATTGGCAAGAGTGTTACACCTTTGCGCGTATTGGATATAACTGGGCATTATGTGACTCAGATGCCTTAGATATTGATTTAGGTTATTACGGTTCTTATTGTTTAGAATTTCAATTAGGCATATCGGCTTGGTGGATAGGTCGTAAGAATGAATCTATATCTATTCTAAAAGCATTATCAAAACAAAAGTTACATTCTTCTTATGTCGAATCGGTTAAATTAAACTTGGAGAAGATAAATGTTGTGCTTTGACATAGGGGCAAATCGTGGCGACTTTACCTTAGCCGCCTTAGGTAAAGGCTATCAAGTAGTAGCGCTTGAACCAGCGCCAAGAGTTTTTGCACAACTTGTCAAAAACTTTATTTACAATCCTAATGTTACACCCATCCGTTACGCAGTAAGTGAATCCGATTATGCACGAATAGAGTTTTACGAAGCACAAGAAGATGGTTTATCTACACTTAACAAAGATTGGCTGACTAATGAATCAATGCCTTATGCTGGCAAGCCTTTTAGAACTATTGCCGCCACAACCATTACATTGGATACTCTGGCATTAAAGTTTGGAGTTCCTGACTTGATTAAAATAGATGTTGAAGGTGCGGAGTGGTCTGTATTTAAGGGGTTATCTACAAAGATGGGCATGATTACCTTTGAATGGACTTATGAAACGCTCAAAGAACACAATTTGCAATTAGAGTATCTTGCTCATGGCGGCTATAAAGAAGTTGCGCCACAGTTTATAGAACATCATTGTCAAGAACCTCAGGTGTGGTATGACTTAGCCACATTTAATTTAATGACTTGGCAGATTAACAATAAGCAAGGTTGGGAATCCGAACAATGGAAAGAGGCAGGTTTAAGACCAACCGCAGATGTTGGTATGGTATGGGTGCGTTAATTATGGAAAATTGTTGCTAGTATTACACCAGCCTGAATCATGAGAGGCACAAAAGGAGTAAGCGCATGGGTTTAATTGACCGCTTTGCAAAAGCCGTAGCAGATAATCTTCAGAAGGCACCTAACTTACCAGTTGGCGCGGTCACTATGACTGAAACACAGATGCGTGGTACAAACAATAATAACAACACTAACTATGGAACATCAATTGCGCTAGAAAGAAATCCAATAACACCAACAGTTCCTTTTAGTCCAGGAATGCCAATAATTCCGGGCGCAATAAATCCGCCTAATCCTGAAACTGGTCGCCCGTCACCGCGCCGTTATGAATATCAGGTTGCACAAAACATTAACATTACAGAAACACGACCAGTTGCATTTAAGACTTTACGAGCCGCCGCAGACCAGATAGATATTCTGCGCCGTTGCATTGAGGTATTAAAAGCAAAAGTATCTTCACTAGACTGGGATATTGTTCTTGGCGAGGATTCAGCAGAAAAGATAATTGAGGAAATTGGCGGCAATCAAGTCCGCGCCGCAGGTGAAGCACGACAAAGATTTAATGATGACATTTCCCGTATGCGTGAGTTCTGGGAACAACCAGATAAGGCTAATGGTTTAGGATTTACAGACTGGTTAACTATTGCGCTTGAAGAAATCCTAGTATTAGATGCGTTTGCAGTATGGCCGCAACAAACAGTTGGCGGAGATTTATACGGCTTGCAAATACTAGATGGCTCCACCATCAAACCACTTATTGACGATAGAGGCATGCGACCAATACCGCCATATCCTGCTTATCAGCAAATTCTTTATGGATTCCCACGAAGTGAATTCAGCGCACCAACAGAGGGAGAAGAAGCGGATGGAGAGTTTACCTCAGACGAACTTTCATACATGGTGCGAAATCGCCGCACGGCGACTGTTTACGGCTATGGACCAACGGAACGCTCTCTCCCGCTCGCGGATATCTACTTACGCAGACAACAATGGATTAGAGCCGAATACACAGACGGAGTTACTCCAGAACTAATGATGAGTACGGATGCAAACTTTGGCAACAATCCAGATTTGCTTCGTGCCTATGAAAACATTTTTAATAACGACTTAGCAGGACAGACTGAACAACGCAAGCGCGTTCGTTTATTGCCACAAGGTATGACACCAATTCAATTTGACGGATATGGTGAAAAGTTTAAGGACACGCTGGACGACTATTTAGTTAATTCTATTTGTGGTCACTTTGGGGTAATGCCTTCTGAGATTGGATTTACACCGAAGTCTGGCTTAGGCGGCGCAGGGCATCAGACAGGAGAAGCGGAATCATCCGAAGTTATTGGTGCAGTTCCTATTGCCAACTGGCTTGCTCGTATGATTACAAATCTTTCCTATAATTACTTAGGCATGCCAAGAGAACTAGAATTTAAGTTTATGCCTAGCGGTCGCCAAGACTCAGAGGCACTTGCTCGCACACATGATATTGAAGTTAAGAACGGCGGTATAACAGTTAATGAAATGCGCTCGCTTGCGGGTCGTTCGTTAATTGATTCAGTCGAAGCAGATATGCCAATAATTGTTACAGGCACAATGGGTTACTTTATGACAGAAGAAGGCATGAAGCCCTTTGAAACATTTGGCGGCACACCTGATGTTGGCGACACGCCAGAAATTGAGGATACGCCAGAAGTTGAAACAATCGAGAATGAAGATACGGCTAAAAAAGCACAAGAAGAAATCAAAAGATTTGTTCGTTGGCTAAAAAAATCACCTACCCGTCAGTTTAACTTCCAAGATGTACCAGTTGTTTATGCGGAAGTGTTAAACAAGTTTGTATCCGTAAAGGATTATGACACCGCGCTTTGGTATGCTGAGCGTTACTTGGCGTGAACCGTCAATGGAAAAAGCGAAATGGTGCAAAATTACGGCTTGCCGTTAAGCACTCAATTGCTATTCAAAAAGCAATAAAAGACTCTGTTGATATAAGTTTATTAGTAACGGATTTCTTTTTTTCGCATAACACAGCGCCAGTATCTACGGTGGAAGCCAGAACTTGGGTTCTGTTACATGCAAGAGCAGACAAAAAGTCTATTTACATAGCACTTACAAACCTGTATGCGGAATCCTATGTGTTGGGTCAAGATATTGGTATGTCCGCTATTGGCAAGGTAAAAATAAACAAAGCGCCAACATTAAAAGAAATGCAACGCGCCGTTGGTATTGACTGGAACACTTGGAAAGCGGGAAATCGTGCTGCCGCCTCATTGGTAAAACCTAAAGGCGGACTAGAACAATTATTAAGTAGGCGCGGATTAGTTATTGACGGAATTACTAAAACAACTTATGACCGCATTGGTACGCAACTTGCTTATGCGTTACAAAAAGGACTGGCACCAAGTTCAGTTGCGGGTGAAGTTGCTTCTTTATTAGGTGCCGCAAGTCCAGAACGAACCGCGTATTTAATCCAACAAGGCTATACCGCAGTTAATGATGCAATGCTCGACCCAGAACGCGCTTTAATGATTGCGCAAACCGAAATGAGTAGCGCCGTAAGTGTCGCCGCAAGAGAGTTATACCAAGAATCAGGTGTAGAGTTAGTTGAGTGGCTGGTTGCAGACCCCTGTGACGAATGCCAAGAAAATGCAGATGTTTCGCCTATCGGTATTGACGAAACATTCCCATCTGGAGATACCGAACCACCAGCACACCCAAACTGCGTTTGCGATTTATCGCCGTATGTAGTAGATACAGAAAATATTGGCGAAGATGCGCTAGCATTAACGCTTGAAGAATAAGGAGAACTAAATGGCATTCCAACATGTAAATTCCACAACATTTACAACTGCTCAACCACTTGTAACTATAAAAACAGGCTTGCGTCAAACAGCCGCCGTACAAATTTACAACGGTCACTCTGCCGCTATTTTTATTGGAGACTCAACTATTACTACATCTGGCGCAACTATTGGAAGAACAATTGCAGCGGCTGGTTCGTTACAACTTTGGGTCAATTCAGGTGATGTTATTTATGGAATCTCGGCCGCAGGTTCGTCTGCTGGCGCAATAGTTATTACTTACTCAGCATAATCAAACAAGGAGAGAACAATGGCAGTAACAGATTTTGCAACATCATACGCGGCAATTATTAAGCAAGAAAAGCAAGATGATGGCACTCTCCTTGTTTACGGTAAAGCAACTGATGATGCGTTAGATATTGATAACCAAATTTGCGATGCTTCTTGGCTTGAAAAGGCAATGCCAGAATGGTTTAAATCAGGCGGGAATATCCGCGAACAGCACAGCAATATAGCGGCTGGTGTTGCTAAAGAATTAGATAGCAAAGCAGACGGACATTACATTTCCGCGCTTGTTGTAGACCCTACTTCCATTAAGAAAGTTGAAGCAGGAGTACTTAAAGGATTTTCTATTGGTATACGCGCACCAAGAATTGTGCGTGATACGAAGGCTGCTAATGGGAGAATCATTGACGGAACAATTGTAGAAGTTTCGTTAGTGGATAGACCAGCCAACCCTAATGCCAAACTTATGTTGGCAAAGTCAAACGGAATAGAGGTAGTTCAAGTGGAAGAAATGATTGAAGAAGTAATTGAAGCACCAGTTGAAGCAGTCCTTGAAGAAGCGACTTTGCCAGAAATTGTTGCTGAAGTAATTGAAGAAGCAGAAGCAATTGTTGCGGAAGTTGTAGAAGAAAAATCTGAACCCGTAACGGATAAGTGCCTAGATTGTGGATGCCATACACCACAAGATGCACATGGTCGCGCTGATGTAAGCACCGCAGAAATGGTGTCACCAGAAGAAACACCTAAGAGCGATGAAGCAGAAGTAGAAAAATCACCAATCATTCCTAGAATTGGAATTGACGGACAAGATTTTTCAGATGATGGCACAGAAGAAGATTCCGAGCAATCGGATAAGTCTGCCCTAAGTGATGACGCAATTAGCGCCATTATTGAGAAAGCCGTAAAGAGTGCAACTGATACTGTTCGCAGCGAGATTGAACTTCTTAAATCAGCAAAAGAGGCTGACAGCGAAGTTATCAATAAACTCGAATCAGAGTTAGCAACGGCAAATAGTAAAGCAGCAAGTGGTGGTCCTAAGCGCGCTACATTAAAACCTCTTACGGCAGGAGTTAGTGATTTCATTAACAAAGCCGCTGAGTACCGCGCCAAGTCTGCCTCAACATCAGACCCAATTCTTGCAAAAGGTTGGAAAGAAATGGCTCAAGATTTTGAGTCTAAAGCACAAGAACTAAACCAAACTAACTAATCTCTTTACGAAAGGATTTACCTAATGGCGCTTAACGCACCTAAGGCAAAAGACTTGTTTGGCGATGCTACATCTGCAAAAGATGCCGCAGTTCGCATGGACGAGTTTACCGCCGAACTCAATAAGTCTGTCGGCAATGCCGTATCAGACCCATCAGCAATTATGTCAATCAAAGCAGGACAATCTACATTTGCTCAGGCAAGTGGTAATGCAGTTGCTGTTCTTGAAGCCGCAGTTGCTAACAAGTCACTTACAGCCGATGCAGTAGCAGGGCTAAACAATGCTCTTGCTTCACAGCGTATGGCTATGCAGGATATTCAAAAAGATTTAACACTTACATCTCCACTATCAACTTCTTTTGCTGCTTTCGACTTGGAAGCACCAGCAAAGTTGCTTACACCACGCCCAACACCACTCCGCAATAAGATTCCTCGTAAAAAAGGAATTGGTACTTCACACCGCGTAAAGCGCATCAATGGCTACACAGGTACAGGTACAGGCGGAGTTGGAAATGTTTGGCCAGGAATTACAGAATCAACAACAACAACATTTGGTTCCATCTCTTATGAGCGCGGACCAAAGATTTCTTATGCTGCTGATGATTTAGTACTACCTTACAACTCATATTCACTATCTGACTCAGTATCATTTGATGCTAATTTCTCAGGTATGGGTTATCAGGACCTTCGTCAACTATCTTCAACATCAACTCTTTATGCAACAATGTTGATGGAAGAAAGAATGATGCTTATGGGTCGCGGAACTGCATCAGGTTATGCTGGCGCACTTTCAGCACCTACAGGCGCATTAACAAGTCCAGTTGCTTCTGGTACACAAACAGCCTTAGCCGCTAATACTTATTATGTTTATGTAACTTCTGACGCTGGTATTTCTGGTTCAGGTTTTGGTGAGTCAATTGCCGCGTCCGTAGTAAGCACTGCAGTTTCATCAGGAGATGTTCTTGTAGTTACTGTTGCAACAGCAATAACAGGCGCACTTGGTTACAACATTTATGTTGGAACTACAACTGGTCTTGCTAACTGTACTTATCAAGGAACCCTAAAGGGAACTGGCGCTTATACAATCCAAGGCGCTGGCACTACTGGTTTAACTGGTAACAATGCTGCTTATACAACAACAGGAGCCGCCGCAACTCGCGCAACAGCAGATACTTCTGCTTACGCAACAGGTTATGACGGAATCCTTCCAACTGTTCTGGGTGCTAATACAGGCAAGAACAACAGCATTAACACAACTTTCTCAACTGCAAATCCTGGAGTTGAATATCAAGTTGTGTTCTCATCACTTTACGATTCCGTAAAGGCTGACCCAGATGAGATTTACTTGAATGGTTCAGACCGCAAGCAACTCTCAGATGCAATTAAAAATGGTTCTACTGCTAACTATCGTTTGAATCTTACACAGACAGAAACTGGCGACTATGTCGGCGGTGCTGTTATTGGTGGACTTCACAACGAAATTACTGGCAAGTTAGTTCCAATTACAGTTCATCCTTGGCTACCACAGGGTGTATCTCCAGTTCTTTCTTATCAGTTGCCAATTCCTGACACAGAGGTTTCCGATGTTTGGTCAAACTTCATGGTTCAGGATTACATGGGTATTCAATGGCCTGTTAGTCAGTTTGCTTATGAATTCTCAACTTACTTCCGTGGAACATTCTTCTGTACTGCCCCAGCATGGAACGGTGCAGTTTCAGGAATTGTTAACGCATAGCAATTAGTTAAATAGGAAGGGGAGAGAGTTGCACATGCCTCTCTCCCCTTCTTCTAACAAAGGAGAAGGTAATGGCAAGATTGTTAGCAAGTGATGGCGGAGTGCGCGGCGTTGATATAACAACTGAACGCGGCACTCGTTCCTACAATCCTGACCGCAAAGGTGTTATCACAGTTGATAATCCTAATCACGCAAAGCAATTAAAATCAGAAGGCTTTTTTGAGGCTTCACTTATGGGTTCGGTTACAAATAGCAGTACTGTTGGATTCAATTGTACGGAATGTGGATTTGGTAGTTTCTTTCGTAAGTGTTCGCGTTGCGGGCATAACAATGGAACGCCAGAGAGAGATGGTGAATAATGACTGTTGGAATTACTACCATATCGCCACTTAATGAAAAGCCCTACATAACAATTGCTGAATATCTTAATGCGCCAACCTCTATTGATTCTAGCAATTTAGTTGTAGGTGGTAATTCAGCCGCGCAAACGGCAGAACTTTACAATGTAATTATTCGTGCTTCATCATTTATGAACGAGTACCTAAACCAAGACTTAAACGCCACCACAAATACAGAAAATCAACGCACCCGATTTACACCAGAAGGCTTTATAGCGTTACACCCTAATAACAATCCTGTGATTTCTTTATCGGCATTTAGTTATGGTTCAACACCAAACAACATGACCTCGCTTTCAGATTGCTCTACTGTTTGGTTTGAAGACCAGCAAATCATTATTCCTGTATCTCAACTATCAACAAGTTATTCAAGTCAAGGTCCGCTATCTTTTGGCGGCGCTGGAAGCAATAGAAATCAAATCTTTACCAGTTACACCTATGTTTCAGGATTTGTCAATAACTTAATCTCGGTTGCAACCGCAGGTCAGACTTCATTAACAGTTCAAGATGCTACGGGAATTGTTGTTGGCATGACTTTAAGAATTACTGACGGCGCAAATAGTGAAAGCGTTACAGTTGGAAGCACTTATACCTACGGCTCCACTACCGTGCCATTAGCCTCTGCGCTGTCATACAGCCACGCAAACACGATTACCTTAGGTAATATGCCAACCACCATTAAACAAGCCTGTATCCTCGTCACAACGGCTTTTCTGAAGATGCGTGGTGACTCATCAATGACTATGGCGCTTTCGGTTAATCCATCTCGTACTGTTACAAATGACGCCATGTACGGAACAGAAGTAGGCGTGGCTTTACAAATGCTTGACCTTTATAGACGAGTCCGATAGTGAGTAGAAGTCAGGTACGCAGCGCCGTAACCGATTGGGTTGCGGTTGGTAATGTTACAAATCTAAATCAGGTTTGGACTTCTTTTCCCAAGCGTATTGACTTTCAAGTAAATGCAACTCCAGGACAATTAACTCGCGCTGCCGCAGTTGTTTTTATATCTGCCGAAAGCGAGACACGCGTAGCAATTGGTGGCGCTTATAGTGGTTGGAAAAGAATTGACTATGTAACTCATCTGCAAGTCTTTTGCCACCAGATGTATCGCAATTCAGAAGATGGTATGAATGACTTTGATGATTTAATTGACGCAATTAAAGAACAGTTAAGACTAGGCGGACACACTCTTGACCAATTAGGTTCAGTTATCTGGCAAGCCGCCGAACCCGAAATTCTTGTTAGTTATGGCGAGCCAGTTACCAACGACAATGGCGCAACTGAGACTTGGGCGGATATAGAATTTACCGTAACGCAAATGATTCAAGCATAGGAGAAACATGAAGTTCAAATATACGGGCAAAGAGGAACGCGTTGTTCCATCGTTAAGTGTAATTGTCAACGAGGGTGATATTATAGAAGCACCAGAAAACTTTTCCGCGCACAATTTTTCTGCCGAAATATCAACTAAGGAGAAAGAATAATGACAGTATTAGCATCAGTCCGTTCCTATTTAGGAATAGCAAAAGAAGCAACAAAAGGAACTGTGGTTGCGCCTACTGACTTCATTCCAGTTTCTCAGGATTCACTAAAGGCAGTAGACAACATTGACCCGCTTTATGATGCTGGTCTTCGTGGTTCCAATGTGGTTAATTACAACTATATTCCTGGGCGTACTAACTCAACTGTTGATTTTAGTAGTGCAGTATTTGCCGACACAGTAGGTTATGCGCTTGCTGGTGTAATGGGTTCAGTTGCAACTACTGGTTCAACCGCACCTTACACTCATACAATTTCATTAAAGAACGCAACTGCTACTGGTTCAGATGCGCAACCAATTTCTTATACATTAACAGATTACTATGTTGCAAATGTTCGCTCATATCCGGGCTGCCAATTTTCAGATTTCTCATTAAAGTTTAATGCAGATGGCATGCTTACTTATGATACAAAAGCAACGGGATGGTTAAGCAGCACAGTATCAACTCCAACACCTTCCTTTTCAACCATTGTTCCAACACCAGTTTGGCAAGGTACGGTTTCAATTGGTGCGTCAACTATTAGTAATGCAATATCTGGCAATATTGACTTAAAGCGTAATGTGACTCCTATTTACGGTATTGCACAAACACAAAATCCTTATTCAGTTTTCTTAGGTGGACTAGAAGTATCTGGCAAACTTACTTTTGTAATGGAAGCCGATACAGAACTAACACGCTATTTAACTAATACTCAACCCGCCATTGTTCTTAACTGGGCTTATGGTTCAGCAGCCGCGGCAGTACAAATCCAATGCACTCTTACTAAAGGCGCATACACAGCCGCAGTTATTGAACGCGGAGACGATATGGTTCAAATCTCAGTAGACATTAACGGCATGGGTAACTCAACAGATGCAGGTTCAACTGGTGGGTATTCACCTATCAAGTGGGTTTTGCAAAATGCAAAGGTCGCAAACACCTACGCATAAATTAAATGTGACAGAGGGAGAAATGGTCGTAGCAGACGCCTTCCCTGCTCCTACTCTCCCTCTGTCGCTTAACTTGAAGGCATCTAACGAAAGGCAAAAGAATGACAGAAAAAGTAACACTCCCTAGTGGCGCAACCGCAACGCTTCGTGACCCTAGTGAGTTAAGAGTTAAAGACCGCACAAAGATTTATGCAAATGCAAATAATCAAGAAGGTATTTTGCAAGCATTATCTCTTACGGATGGACTAATTGCTTCGCTTGTAACGGAATGGTCTTTTGATTTAATTCCACCCGCAATCAAGATAGATTCTCTTGGCGAACTTACTATGCCTGACTATGATGTGCTGGCTGAATACGCCTTGAAAGCGCAGAAGGTTATATTTCCAGACATCAGCAGAACCTTAGAAAGTGAAGCAGACCCAAAAGCGGGTACCGCAAACTCCAACGACTAAAAGACGCTTTGCGGGGCGTAACAAAAAGTGAACAGTTTGAATATCCAGAGCAGGAATGGTTTTATTATTTATGCGCAAAAGAGTTTGGATGGACAATAACGGAAACAGACGAACAACCTGCTAATCTAGTAACATGGCTATTGGAAATTAGCAATGTGGTAAAGGAGATTGAGAATGATAGTCACAAATCTTAATCTTGTTAGAGGTGCCGTTACAAAACAAACCACAAATATAGATATGGCGGCTCGTTTGGCGCGCAACGAAATGATGATGGCTATGATTCAGTTGGCAAAGAAAGAAATTAAAGGTCGCCGTCCAGAAGGTCAGAGGGCAGAAGCAGGAAAACCGCCAATGAACCGAACTGGTAATTTAAGGCGTTCAATTAAAGGCTTGCCTGCAAAAGTAGGTTTTGCTAAGTACACGGCAATTGTTGGACCTACAATGATTTATTCTCGCGCTGTTGAACTTGGTGGAATATATGCGCCGCGTTCATGGCAAGGCACAAGCGCCATGCAAGGCTTCCCTTATATGAAACCTGCTTACGAAAAGTTTGTCCATTCAGCGTTGGCAAATAAAATAATGTATAAGCACTTAGGAAGATTGTTATGAGTTTTCTTCCACCAGTAATTATGGAAATTGGCGTAAATGCCACACAAGCCATTACATCAATGCGTGCAGTTAATGGGCAACTGGCAACCATGCAAGCACAAGCAACAACTACAAGTATTGCCTTAACCCGTTTAGAAAAAGCCGCAGTAGTTAGCGCGGCGGCATTTAAGGCGGTTGCATTTGTTACTGCCGCAGTTGGCGTTCTTTCAATTAAAGCGGCAATGGAACAAGAAACTGCTTTTGCTCGTATGGATGAGGCAATAAAAAGCGCAAAAGATGCAACATCCGCTACTGGGGAACAGTTTAGAAAAGCCACCGACCAAGCAATTGAAATGGGTTTTGCGGATGAAGTAGCGGCTGGCGCATTAGGTACTTTAGTAACTGCAACAGGAAGCGCAAGAGAAGCACAAGTATTACTTACATCTGCAATGAACCTTGCTCGTTACAAGCATATAGACTTAAATACCGCAGCAACAATTCTTGCGCGAGGTACACAAGGTTCTGCTAAAGCATTTAAGGAATTAGGTATAACACTTGACACTTCTATACCAAAACAAGAAGCAATAAATAAAGCATTCGACCAGTTAAATGCCAAAATTGGCGGACAAGCGCAAGCATATTTAGAAACATTTGCAGGAAGAATGGCTGTATTAGGTGCAAAGACTGACCAATTAGCGGAAAAGTTTGGTGACATACTAATTCCAATAGTATCTAAACTTATTGATTTCTTAACTAGATTTGGTACGCAAATAGCAATTGCGGTAGGCGCCATAGTTTCATTTATTATAGTTACAAAAGTCATAATTACTGTTATGAACATTTTTAAAGCAGCGCAAATAATTTATATTGCTTTAACAGTTGGTCAAACGGCTGCACAAACTGCTTTAACTTTTGCGACAGTTGCAGGTGCTAAAGCAACCAAGTCAATGACGGCGGCACAATTGTTGTTAAATATTGCAATGAAAGCAAATCCTATTGGTCTTATTGTTGTTGGCGTTGCGTTACTTATTGGTGGGCTTATTCTTTTATGGCAACACAGCAGTAGGGCTCGTGATGCAATGGTAGATATAGCACAAGGCGCAATTCAAGCATTTGGATTATTACTTGGCGCAATAGGTTGGATTGCAAAAGCATTCTTAAATCTTGAAACTGGTCCGTTGCAATTATTTCTTAAAGGATTAGCAGCATTGGGATATGGTCCTGCAAAAAGCGCACTTGCTGAATTACAAAGTGGTATTAAATCCGTTGGCACATTCTTTGATGATGGCAAAAAGAAAGTTGATGAATATGCAAAGCGCCTAGAAAGATTTAAGACAATTAACTCACAAGGCTCGCACAAACCTTTAGCGACAACAATAACTCCAACGGGTATAACACCATCTGACTTCAATTCATATACTGGCGCAGATGGCAAACCTAAAGGTGGTGGAACTACAAATACTGTGGTACAAAATGTTGTGGTATATGCCTCAAACACAAATGACATTTCTACTAAATTAGCAAAAGCCGCTAAAAATGGACTGCCTATTGGAACAAGTGCTACTAAAACTTCTGCACCTGCTTCTGCACCTACTTCATCTGGCGCTCAACGCGCGGAAAGATATACTAGAGGTATGGAATAATGACACTAAGCAATTATCAAATAACTTTTAACAGTCTTACAATTGGCGCGGGAACTAATTATCAGATACTTAGTTATAGCGGACTTGGCGGAACTTCGCCTTTGCGTATTCAAGACGAAAATCGTGGTTACTTAGACGGCTCATATACAGGCAGAGATTTTTATGATGAACGAACTGTAAGTATTGAAATGCTTGTAGTTGGTGACGCAAGCAATTCAGCGCAGTATTACTATAGTCTTTTACAGGCTGCTTTTGCCCCACAGTCACTTGGTTATTATGTAGACCCTACTGGTAATACGCCAACCGCAAGCCAATTAAAATTATTTACTTATAGATTAACTGCGGATACTGGCGACAAGCGCCTATATGGGCGTTCAAGAGGACTAACCACACCAATCAATGCAGACTTTACCTACGGCTATATTCAAACCCAAGTTACTTTTTCATTTCCAGACCCAAGATATTATGATGATACAGGCACTACAAAAACAGGAACAACATTTACTGTTACAAATACTGGCTGGGCTACATCATGCCCTGTTATTACTATTGCTTCTTGTAATGCAAGTGGAACAATTACTGACGGAACAACAACAATGAGTTTTGCAAACCTTACGGCAGGACATAACTTAACTGTAGATTTATTGCAACGCGTTATTTATTATGACGGATATGCCGCTAGAAACTTAATGCTTGCAAGTAGTACGGGCTGGTTATCCATTCCCGCTACTTCTGGAACAGTTACATGGACTAGCACCGTTGGTTCTATGTCCACCACTTACAGGAATGCTTTTGTGTAATGGCAGAGTCCGAGTTTAGATATGTAATTACAAATGTATATCAAAGCGGTTCAACAGCAAACCCAATTATTGCGGAGTTACCTTTTACAAATGTTAATTTTACTCAGCAACTTAATTCTGTTGGTACTTTTCAAGGCGAACTATTGCTTTCAGGTGTTAATTCTGACAGTCTAAATGTTTATACTGGCACAATACCAGCGCAAACAATGTTATGGGTTTTGTATTCCGACCCAGTAACTTTTACAAGTATCCCAGTATGGTCGGGAGTTATCTGGAATAGAGAATATGATTCCGCTTCACAAAAACTTAACATTACTGCGCAAGAACTAGGTTCTCTTTACCAACGCCGACGAATTGCTGCCACTAAAACTTATGTGGCACAAGACCCTACTTATATTGCTTTTGACCTTTTAACTTATACCGAAGCAAGACCGTATGGCAAAACAGGTTTAACAAGCAACTCTCCTGTTGCATCTGGACTTTCAACAAGCAGAACTTATGAAAGTTTTGAATACAAAGCAATATATCAATCCATTAAAGATTTAGCGGCTGGGTATTTTGATTTTGCTTTTAAACCGTATAACACAGGCGGCGCATTAACAAACAAATTTACAATTGGTATTCCACTAGGGACTGTTTATACAACAAGTTCCGCATTGGCTCCCGTATTTCAATTTCCCGGCAATGTGGTTTCTTATCGTTTTCCAGAAGATGGTCAAGGGGCGGCAAATGTACTTTACGGGTTAGGTTACGGTGCAAACAATACAAAAGTTGTAGCAACTGCTACTGATGGCACAATGTTTACCGCAGGTTTTCCTTTACTGGAAGATTCTGCCAATTTTGTAGATGTGGCGGATACTGATTTACTTAAAGCAGTAACACTTGGTCAATTAAAAGCAACTTCCTACCCACCAACAACTATTGAAATTATCATACCAACTTACATTGACCCTTATTTTTCTTCATATAACATAGGCGACCAAGTGCGTTTGGACATAAAAGACGATTATTTTCCTACGGGATTAAGCGGTCTTATTGTGCGTATTGTTGCAATAAGCGTTAGCCCAGGAGAGAATGGTCCAAGTCAAGTTACCATTACATTAACTAGGGAACTTTCAGCAGGGGGGTCTGTTATCTAATGGCATTTGTTAATCTTCCAGCAAACCTACAAGATATTTTTAATTCAATTACAGACCGTGTTTCAAAATTAGAAAGTGGTCCTAACCCAGCAATGTATACAGCCGTTGCCGCTGATACGAATGCTGCGGCGGCTTCTGCACAAGCAACTGATGCAATGATTCAAGCAACTGCGGCTATTGCTCAAGGAACACAAGCAATACAAACGGCAAATGCGGCACTTGCTACTGCTGGTGTTGCCTATACCGCCGCCATTGGTTCATTACAACCCAGCGCAAGCACTATTGTTAATGCCTCAAATCAAATGACCGCAATTGCAAGTAATGGAATTACTGTTTATTCAGGTTCGTCTTCAACTAGCGGTGCGCGCGTAGTTATGAACTCAACTGGACTTGCTGGTTACAATTCTAGCAATGTTGCAACATTTTCAGTTACGGCGTCAACAGGCGCTGCCGTATTTTCTGGTTCTGTAACAGGAGCAACAATTACTGGCGGAACTTTAAATATTGGCGGCAACGCTATTATTAACTCTAGTGGATATTTAACCGCTACGGGTGCCACTATTACTGGTGCAATTACCGCAACATCTGGAACTTTTACTGGAACGGTTTATGCAAGCGCTGGCACTTTTACTGGAACAGTTACCGCAACTAGCGGTTCGTTTACTGGTTCAATTTATGCAGCCGCAGGTTATCTTGGTTCACCAACAAGCGGCTGGAACTTTTCTTCTAGTGGGTTTTTGTATAATAACAGTTCTAGCACGCTTCTTTATCCAACAACTTCGCCGGGCGGTCAGGCTACTACTTATTCAATTTATACAGACCGAGGCGTATATGCTGAACGCATTTATTCAACAAATTCATCCGCTTCTGGCATATACAGCAGTGGTGGAGTTTATGCAAATACAAGTTTGTATGCAGTTACAACTTTACAAGCCGCAAGTGGTTCTTTTAATGTTAATTCATCAGG